GACGCTGCTGGATCAGTTCCACGGCCTTGCCGCTGATGTTGGAGACGACCTCCTCGGCAGCATCGGGCTTGCCCAGCAGATCGCTCATGTCCTGCTCGGTGATCTGCAACAGGCCAGCCAGCGCAGGGGGGATCTGTGGCGGCTTGGTGTAGCCGACCGGGCCGGCAAGCGTCTCACCGCCGTTGGCGTCGGTCACGGTATTCAGGAGCAGGTAGGGATAGTTTCTGAGGTTGTCCTCGGACCACATCATTTCGTGGCCGGCGACCTGCTCGGGCGTGAAGATCGGCTTCTCAACAGTCGAAAGCGCGCTGATCTCGCCCAGCTTGGAAAGCTGCATGTTCTTCAGGCGCTGGGCGTCCTTGGCCAAACGCACATGGCCCATGCACCGCTCGACGTTGTCCACAAACCAACGCTTGCCATAGACCGGGATGATCGGGATCTGGTCGCCGGCAATGTAGCCGCTGTCCTCCAGCACCTTGCTGCCGCTCATGATGTACTTGCGCACCTTGCGGCGCTTCACGCGGCGCTGGCGGACCTCTTTGGTGCCGACAGCCTCAAGCATCGTTTCCAGTTCAGGATCTTGCTCGAAGTCGCGCTCAAAATACTTTTCTTCCTGCCCGTCGAGGGTCTGGAAAATGCGGATCAGTTCCGACGCCTCTTCGACGCGGTAGACCTCAGCAACATAAACGACATCAGGCGTTGCCCAGTCAAACCCCGTTTGCTGGATGCCCTTCGGCCAGGTGGTCGGGTCATCTTCCCAGACTTCGCGGTAGGCATCGGGCGTCATCGCGGTCAGCACATAGCACATGCGCGCGTCTGACTTGTCCTGGCGCTTGGCATCCAGATCGAAGAACACGGTGGTGTCGGCGTCATAGATCGGCTCAATGCGGATGCGCTGCTTTTCGTTCTCTTCGTCGTACTCGTCTTCGTATACGGCACGCAGGCGGAACGCACCGAAGCCACCGCCGACAGCCTCCTCAAAGGCGTTGTCGTACGCCTCATTGGCGCCGCTGTCCTGCTCGTCAGAACGGAACAGGCCATCGCACACGTCGGCCATCTTGTCGTCTTCGGTGCCGTCCTTGCTCACGAAGTCAACCGTGATGCGGTTGTTGCGGTATTCGTTGATGATCCGCATGACGGCCAGGTGGACCTTGTTCACCTCGAACTTGGGCTTGTTCAGGTATTGCTCATAGAGGTTGCCCTCCCACTGCGCGCCGGCGATGGAGTAAAAGCGGCGATCCTCCAGGCACTGCAAACGCTCATCGCGCATCACGCCTTGGATGTCATCGAACTCGGCCAATGCTTCTGCATGGACGTTTGCAAGCCGCTGGTCTTTGGTCATGCGGGCCAAGGTGCGCGCCTTTCGCTGGATATTTGGGCCGCAGTATATGACAGGCCCAACAGAATATCAATCACCGTGCCATCGGCATCATCACAGGGACGAGGCGAGGCTTCGCCTTCTCCTGCTTGCCAGCCCGGCGTGCGCCCTCGCAGGCATAGCGCAGGGCGTCGATGACGTGGTTTTCCTTGTCCTCCAGCACCGGCAAGATGCTGCCCGTGTCGCGGTCGGTCTTGTAGCTGTAGAGCGTCAGTTCATCGATGGTGTGCTTGCAGCGCGGATGCACCACGATGTCAAAAGACTTCAGCCATTCGACGCCCTCCTCGACCGACTTCGGCCCCTTGACGGCGGGCATGATCTTCGGAAAGCCGTTCTTGCGCATGTGGCTGATGGTCTCGGGCCGCGCGCTGTCGGCCACCATCGGCCAGCGCTCAGCCTCGGGGATCGTCATAAACAGCGAAGGCGTGTCGACGATCTCGCAGCCCACCTGATAGGCTTCGTGGTCAATATATAGCTTCCGTCCTATAATGTGGCAGCGAATGCCAACGGTCGGGTCAGTGGCAAAGCCCCAGTCAGCGCCGAGGCGATGGACGGCATCAGGCGGTGCCTCGAAGTCCTCAATGGTCCAGTTCTTGAACACGCGGGTTTCGCTGTTGCGGACATACTCGCCTTTCCAGACGTGCAGATATTTGTCTGGATCGCGCCGCTTGTCGTATTCCATCTCGTCTTTGAGAACGTCAGGGAACCACGGGTTGTCGCTGTAGTTCACTTCGACGATCACGCTGTCGGGCGGCGGCGTTGGCCCGCGCAGCAAGCCCTCGATCGGGTCTGTGTCGAAGCGTGGGTTCCAACTGAACAGAAGCTGCGAGCCGGGCTTGCGGATGGTCGGGCGCAGGAGATCCAGCGAGAACTGGCTGATTGACTGGGCCTCCTCGACCCACGCAATGTCGAACCCCTCGAGCGACTTCACGCTGTCGGCGGTGTGGTTCTGCATGCCCTGGAAGATGATGACGCCGCCGTGCGGGCATTTGATCTCGGCCTGCTGCACTTGGAATAGATGACCGACGCCCAATTCCTCGATCTTGTTTTCGATCAGCTTCTTGACCGACTGCTTCAGCGACTTCTGCACCTCGCGCACGCAGACCACGTCGGTCTTGCGCATCACGCAACGCTCCACGATCCATTCCGCGAAGAAGGTTGACTTGCCAGATCCGCGCCCGCCGTATGCCCCGATGTAGCGGGCGCTCTCGCGTTGCAGGATCGGCAGCGCCCAGCGAGGCGTGTGGATGTCTAGGTTCACTTGCCCACCTTAAAGGCCTTCATCTTCTGGACGCGCCGACATCAACCCAGCGGACGACATCGCGGCGATCATCCACGCTGGAGCGTTTGCCTTGCGCGCAGCCTCAATCATTTCCTTTGTGACCTTCACGTCTTTCAAAGTGTCAGCGGCAAATCCTAGCGCAGAACGGCGACCGAACCTGTCCTCAAGCTCTCGGAAGGTCGAAATAAGATCGACGACAAGGGGCGTAACACGCTGCTTCGCGCGCTTAGGGCTTCCCTCAAATACTTTATAAGCCGGGCTTGTCATCTCAAGGCCGCCGCCTGTCCCTTTTGCCCGAAGTTCTGACGCCAGATCTGGGAACGCCAGCGCATACGGGATGCCGCGACCTTGGCCAGTAAGAGTTCTGGCCGCACCCACCTTATCGACGCCGGATTGGTACGTCAGGGACTGGTCTGGAGTTGTGCCAAATGCGCCACGCTTAACATCTGGAGTGAACCCCCGGTATCCTGTCGATCCCCAGTCCATGCCAATCTGGGCTTCATCCATCATTGCGGCTCGAGCATCAGCGACTTTTGGAAGGCCCATCTTTTGCAGATTTGCCTTATCCATTCCCTTCAGGAGCGCAGCACGTTGCGTGCCGGAAGGAAGTCCAGCCACATATTCGTCAAAGTATCCTGGGGTTCCAATGCTCTTAAAGTCACCGAACGGATATATTGTTTCGCTGTATTTGACTTCTTTGCCGTCAACGATCTTCTTTCTTACAACCGACATCCCGATGCCGCGAATAGCCTCATCAATTGTCGGGATGTTTTTCGTGGCAATTGGAGCGTTCCTGAGCATTTGTCCAAATATCTGTGACGTTGGAACAGCAAAGTCAGGCGATTGCTCACCCATCAACACGCTGATGTAGAACGGGTCTTCAGTTTTGCTGGCCTCGTTTAGCTTGCTAGATGTCGCAGTTTGCGCACCAGCGTAGCCCTGCCCCGGACGGTCCATATATTGGAACCCGCCCTGCGTATCGACTGGGGTCTCAAACACATCTTCGTTCACCTGCGTCACGCGCTGGCGACCAGACGTGTCGCCAACGATCCCCATCAGCGTCCGGTCTTCAAGGTCTGATATGCTTGACTGAACTGGCGCAACCAATTCCTCATCAACAAACCCACGGCTGTAACTGCCAGAAAGTGCAGTTGGCTTTTGCGACTTAACGTCGGTCAGGCCGGCGCCAGGCATTGTAGGCCCGCGCCCAGCAATTTCTGCGGCAGATGGCATCCCGCTCAAGTTCTCTGCAATATCTGAGCCGACGCGCTCATAGCTTCTCGGACGCACAACGTCTCTCATCGGAGGGCCGCCGTTGTCTCCCATGCCGCGCCCCATGTCGAAGGGCGCTCGCATCGCTCGCTCCACCTCGGCAAAGGTCAACGGAGGACGGCCTGGGATCGGGTTGCTGTAAACCGTTGGCATCTGTCCGGGCTGATTGAGGCGGTCAACAATATCGCGGCCAGCCGCACGCATAGTGTCTCCAGCAGCCTGCGTCGTGGGCGAAAACCCCAGCAGCCCCTCCATCATCGCGGTGGCAGCAGGCACACCGATGGCACGCGCTGCTGCAATAGGTGCAGCGATGCCAGCCACGCCTGACGCCATCTCGCCCAAGGCAGCGATGCGGTCCCAATAGCTTTGATCTGGTGCCATCATGCGAGATCCGGCCCGCATTGCACCACCGATGCCTTCGACCGGGTTGAACGTCTGGTTCAGGAAGGCGAGCCGCTCACCGATGCCGCCGACGTTCAGCAGGCTGGGATCTTGCGGAGGCACGCCACGGGCCTCGGTATCGGGCCGCACGCGGCGCACGGGATACAGCATGCCGTCTGCGCGCCGCTCATATAGCACGTTTCCGATTTCGCGCAGGTCTTCGATAGCCATGCCTTAGCCCTTCGGATCGATGATGGTTCGCTTGATTTCGACCGGGATGGCGCCGCCGTCTGGGCCGGAGTGTTCGCTCTTCAGCGTGTCGTTCCAATCGGCGCGAAATCGGTTCTTCATCTGGAAAATATAGCTTGTAGCGTTGAAGCCATCAACGCCGCCGAAGGTGGCGATGCGGCCCTGATCTTCCCACCAGGCTTGGGATTTCCGCAAACCTTCTTTTACGGCGTCGGAAAATTCCGGGTGGATCTTCATCCACTCGTTCAGCGTTTCGCGGTTGATGTCGAGTTCGTCAGCCATGCCAACAAGTGTTTTGCCGTCACGCCCGCACTGGATCACTGTCTCGCACATGGCTGGATCGTACTTTGTCGGCCTGCCTGCTGGCATATTGCTCACCTCATCTCGGGCGATGCTGCCCGGTCGCTGGGCGCATTCTAACGCTTCACCGCCAAATATGCAAACTGTCCGACGCCCTCGCGCTTGCAGAACAGGAAGACCAGCTTGTCGGTCTCGGCTCTGGCAGCCGCGTGGCGATGCAGGCCGCCGCAGGTCTGGCCGACATGGTAGACGATGCGGTCGCCCTTCTGCGCCTCGGCCAGCGCGCGGTAGAAGGCGTCCTTGCTGGTGTCGCCGGTGATATAAATCGTGCTGCTCATTCCAAGTCCTCCAAGAAATCAAAATCATCTTCCAGATCCTGCGGCGCGCGTCTGATCGCCTTCACCTCGGCGCCGGGGAACGCCAGCTTCACCGCGTTCACCAGCCCGTTGCGGTGTTCGTGCAGGGCGACAGCCACCTCGCGCATCGTGTGGATCGCGATGCCAGGCCGCTTGGCGTAGGCGGCAGGCCATTCACGTCCATCCTCGATGATGCCGTAGACCTGGCCCTCGTATTCGTGTTCCCAGATGTCAGGATCGGAAACGGGCCGACCGAGGCTGACGGCTTCGGCGTCCATTGCGGTCAGCCCGCGCAGACAGATCTCGACCCAGAACTTTACCTTGTCGGGATCTTGCGCATCAATGGCGCCGTTCAGGCCAGCCATCGCCTTGCCCCACTTCGCGGCGCTCTCGGTCGAGACGAGTTCGGGCAGGCGGTCCACGCCCCATCGTTTGTCCATCTCTCTGACAGCCGCGTCGAAGGGTGCCAGCGCGAGGTCCGCTTTGATCTCATTGGCCGTCGCTCCTTTGTGCAGGATGCGGTCATCTTTTTTCTGGCGTGTTGGTCTCTTGGCCATTGTTGTCGTCATCTCTGGTTTCCTCACTCTCACCTCACCTCACATAACCAACACCTTCACCTCCTCACCCCTCACCCCCTTTAGGGGGTGGGGTGAGGAGGAAGGGTGTTTTACCTCACCTTTCCTCACCTTTCCTCACCTGTGAGGCTCTAGGTGAGGTTGCATATTTATCACAGTTTGTCCCATGCAGACTTGTGCTTTCCGCCCTGCCAGCCGTGGCCAGATGACGTGTCGCTCATGCGCACGGTGGCCCAGCCATGCTCGTTCCACTCGGTCAGGCGCTCATAGGTGGCGACGCCGGGGTGACCCCAGCTATCGCGCGTTTCGGTGGTTTTGGTTTCGATGACGGTCATGGTGGTCTCCTTGTTGGTGTTCTGGGTTATGCGGCGCGGCGTGCTTCGATGCGTGCGTCCATTGCGAGCATGTCGCGCTTGTGGCGCATGATGCGGCGGCCCAGTTCCAATGCCTCGCAGTCAACGATGCGACCGCAGGAGCGGTATTCTACCATGTAGGTGCCGGTATAGTAGTTGCGGGTGATTGAGATCAGGTCAGTGGCGAGGAAGTCGCGGATCAGTTTTTCGAGGCCGGTGGTCATCTTGTTCATCCTTGTTTGCTAGTTCGTAGGACCACCATACAGCCTGCTGCGCGCGATGCAACAATAAAATTGACGCATGAGCAATTATTTTTATCACACTTCGTCATGGCTGATCCACTCTCCGACCACCACGACGGCCACCTCACGGGCCTGCCTCGGATCTGTGATCCGCTCGACGGCCAGCACGTTTGTCTTGATCCAGGTCTTGATGATCGCCGCCACTTTGGCCTTGCCTTTCTTCTCGGTGATGTCGATGCCGAGCATGTCTGCTATTGGGACGCCCACCCATTTTTTAGACTGTTGGCTTTCACGCAGCGGCTCGTCGTTTGTGTGGGCGTCTGCAACGATCCTCTGTGCCGCCTTGGCATCTTTGGCGCTGATGCCGTCGAATGCGTCTGGCAGCGTGTACGGCACGCAGACACCGATCCATTCGCCGTTGTCGATCTTGACGCCTTCCATCTTGCGGTAGACAGCGGCTGCTGCTGGCGGGGCCAGGTTGGCCTTGCCGTCGTCCACGCGCATGATGCTGCGGGCCTCGTTCTCGTCGATGCCCAGCTTGGCTGCATCGTCGGCTGACATGCGGTTGACCACGCGCGCAGCACGGGCCGCCCCGATCAGGCTGCCTGCGCCACGCACGCTGTCGATCGAGGCGTCTTCCCCGTTGCCTTTGCGGATGTGATGGACCAGCCCGATAGCGCACTTTGTCTCGTCAGCCACGCGCCTTATTTCCGCCACAATGGCGTTAATGCCGACGTTGTCGTTTTCGCTGCTAAGACTATGAGCCGCGACGAAGGGATCGATGAAGACGCAACCGATCTGCTTTTCGGGGATCTTGGCGCACAGGTATTCGACCAGCTTGGTATTGGGCAGCACGCCGTCGCGGGTCTGGATGCCGAACTTGAGGCTGAAGTCCCGGCCCGCGTTGACGAACAGGCGGCCCTCGACCTCGGCGGGCTTGATCCCGTAATGCCGCATCGCGGCGAGAACCCGGCGCTGGATCTCAGACAGCGGATCTTCCAGATTGACCAGCCAGACGTTTGTGCGCTCTTTCACCTCCTCGCCCAGCAGCGGCCTGCCCGTCACGATGGCCAGCGCCTCCACGATCTGGAGGCTGGTTTTGCCGATGCCGCCTGCCGATGCCAGCACGCTGACGAAGGATCGCAGATAATGGTGGGCATAGATCCAGCGGCGCGGCTCGATGCTGGCCTCGTCGAACATATCGTAGAGCGTGGGCCAATCCGGGGCCGCCTCGGGGGCGTCTGGGGTGTCGAAGCTGTCAAGGTCTATGTCGTCGGCCTGTGCGCTGGCTGGTGCCTCCTGCGCGGCCTGCGGGGCCACATAGTCGAAATCATCCATGCCGTTCTCGGGCAGTTCGATCTCGGCCTTGGCCGGGCTGATCTCCAAGCCATAGGCGCGCACGGCTTTGTCGAAATCGCCCTGATGCTCATAATGCACAAAAAGGTCCCATGCATCGCCCCAGCAGTATGAACTCTCACCAAGTGACTTAGGCCTGCCCACACCAGCGGCGGCATCCGATCCTGACAGGCTTACCCAATGCGATAAGAAGTTCTGCGTGGCGAAGCTGGGGGACGTTTGATACCGAGAACGGTAATGCTGGGACGATCCGCGCCGCTCGTATTGGTAGCGGGCGAACAGATCCTCGATGGTGTGGTCTGCGTTGAAGGCATCGACCGGGCTGACCTGATCAGGGAACTTCTGCCGACGCTCGGCACGCTGGCGCTCACGCTCGGCACGCGCCCGGTCGGCCTGCTCGGCGGCGAGGCGGTACTGTTCCAGCCTCCTGTCAATTTCTTGACGGATGGCGCTGTCGGCATCCAGACGCAGCGTGCCGGCGCGGATGATGCGGTGCTGGTAGAAGATCGGGGTGAGATCGGGGTTGCGTTTGGCCAGCGGCACGTTGGGCAGATAGATCGGCTGCCCGCAGCGTGCCAGCGCGCCGTCTGGGTGTATGCCATTGGCATGCAGCAGGTCGAACAGGGCGGTCTGGGCAAGCTCATAGTCAGCGCCTGACAGCACGCCCGACAAGGGCAGCAGGACGCGCCACTTGCGGTTCTCTGGAGTTGCGCCTGATGATGAGTAGGCAAGCAGGCTGACAGGCCCGCAGACGGCCTCCACGGCGGCCAGCACGTCATCTAGGCTGGGGTTGCCTCGGTCGATGTCGAGGGCGAGCATACGGAAGGCGCCACGCTCGCGCTGGGCTTCGTGGGATCTGCCGTCGTGTTCACGGTAAGTTGAGGGAATGAAAAAGTCTGCGTCGATCTTTTCTTTCGCTTGGGGCGTCGAGACCATGCGGGCGATGTCGGCCCAAGAGATGCCCGGATAGACTTGGCCTGGCTTGTCGATGAGCGTGTGAAAAGAGCCTGGGGCTGTTAGGAAGCGGATATCAGACATTGTGGCCACCGCGACACTTGCCACCAGATATAGACTGCATTAAAGTATTCCTTGTGTTGGGTTGCTCTCACACATCTGGAACCTGCTCCTCCCTCGGTTCCGCCTGCCTTAACTGAACCCCGGCGCGTTGGTCTCACGCCGGGGTTCTTTTTATATCACCAGGGGATATCGTCCCCAAGTTCTTCCTTGATGCTCTGCCGCTTTTCTTCTTGCAAGGGCTGACGCGCCTGCTCAAACGGATCGGCCTTGCTTTCGACGGTATCAAAATCATCCATGCCGCCGTCACCATAGCGTGCCTCTGTGACCTGCACAGCGTCGAGCAGGAGGCTGATGCCGCCGTTCCCATCGGGATCAATGACGGCCACCGCCCATGCGCGCACGGTGCCTTTTGAGCCGCCCCAGAATGCCAGATCGGCCAGCGGCTGCTTCTGCCCGTCGATGACGGTGGGCGCCTTGTTGGGCGTGCCGTCTTTCTTCATGCCGTTGCGCTTGGCTGCGAACTGCACGATGCCGGTTTCATTGCCGTGTTCGTCCTTCAGCTTCTTCATGCCGAAGATCGTTTTGAACTGAGGCATCTTGCTGTTGCGCGAGCGGCAGGCCTCGTAGTGGGCGCGCAGTTCTTCGTAAAGCGGCTTGGCCTGCTCTTTGGGCATGTCGAATGCCACGCTCCAGGCCGCGTTGGATGCGGTGGGCGCGCAGGGTTCGCTGGCCTGCTTCTGGGTGTTGAACCGATAGGTCTGGTTCAATTTCGGGTATTGCAGGGTCACGTTCTTGACGAGAACCTTGTGGAAGTCATCGTTGTTAGCCATGGTTTGCTCCTCTTGGCGTTGGTCTCAGAAGTCTACGGTTTGGTCGAAGATGTCATCTTCGGTGGTCTCGGTCTGCCAACGCGGCAGGTCGATAGTGTTAATCAGCGGCCAGCCTGTTGTGAAGTCGGAAACGGCGATGGCGTTGCTGATCTTTAGTAGCGTCTGGGTCACGACCATGTCGGCGTGTTCCAGATAGCGGTCGGTGAGCGCGTGCAGGCCGACAGCGTGAGGCGGCTCTTTCTCGACAGCGATGAAGATGAAGGTGTCGGCCTTGTAACCTGCCGACCGAAGTGCGCGTAAGTAAAAGGCGCTTTGCACGTCATACGCATACTTCCGCAATTCACGCGGGAAGCCGTCGGGGCTGGCGTCGGTGGTGGTCTTCACGTCGAACACCAAGCCGACCTCCGGCAGATAGCCGTCAGGCCGGCATTTGACCTCGGTGCCTGTGGCCGGATCGATGCCGAAGAAGCTGGCCTCGGCCACAAAGGTCGGATCGGCCAGATACATGGCCGCCACCGGGTGAGCCTTGACGGCATCAGCGATGCGCGCGGCCAGATCGAAGTCCCCCTCGGGCAGGAGGATGACGCCATCCAGATCGGCCTCAAGCTGCGCCTTCTTCCACTTGTCACCGCGGCGATCTTCCGGCCCACGGCGGACCAGCTTTTTTTCCGGCTCAAGCACAAGCGCATGGACGGCTGACCCCATAGCAAAGGCGCTGCTGGGTTTGCGCGCCTTGCCCTTCCAGTGGGCCAGCGAGGTTTTGTAAACTGCCTTCACGTCGGATGACGAGATGGCTGGGTGGGCGTGGTAAGATTGGTTGTCTAGGTCGGTTCTCATTTCTTCCTCCATCCGTAATATGCGATCAGAGCCGCCTCGGCCCTGCCGTCGTCTTTCTTGCGCGCCCACAGATTGGACTGATCCGGGAAGACGCTTGATGCGTATGCCCTTGATGCGTCCTTGTCGGTGGACAGGCCGAAGTGCTTCTTCCACGTCGCCGGCGGCACTTCATTCGTCGGCACGCCAGCGTAGAACAGGCAGGCCTTCATCTCGCCGTAGGCCTGCGCGATCTTGGCTACGTTGGCTGTTCCTATGGCCATTGGGAAAAAAGGCTTTTCGATCCAGGCGCACCGCACGCTGCCGATCTCGGACAGGATGGCGCGCTTTTCCTCGATAGTGCCGGGCATGTCGAACACGCGCACGCTCATGTCGTCACCGTCCATGACCGCGATGGCGCCCGTCTTGCCGGGGTCGATGCCGATGTAGAGCGCCATCACTCCCCCGATCCGATCTCGCCCGCCAGCGCAGAGTAGCCTGCCGCGTCGATGGCGTTGTCAGCGTGCATGGGGTTCGACTTGGCGCGGGCCAGCTTCAGCAGGGTCATCATCACGGCCACGTCATGCGGCTTGATGTTCGTGTTGAGGTGTGCCGACCAGTAAGCCGCGATCAGGCCGAAGTTGGCCTCGGCGCTGCCGTGCGTGTTGGCGCGGTCAACGGTGATGTATGCCTTGGCGGTGTCGAGGATCTCGGAGCGGTTCATGCCATATCCCCCGCGCTGATCCATTCCTCTTCAAAACGCAGATCCTCAATCCCGGTGATGTCCGCGATGCGGTGGCGGTAGACTGCCGACGGCACGATGCGGCCAGTCATCCAGCGGCTGAAGCTGGACGATGCCACTGGAACTTTTCTTGCGACCCAGCCCAGCTTGCGCCCGTCCTTGGCGCACCATAGCCTGATTTTAGTTTGAGCCATCATTGGCGTTCTCCCTTGTTTCGGTGCCTTACGCTTACGGCGCAAAAAAAGATGCGTCAAGCGTAATTTTTTGCTTGCAAGCGGTGCGGTAGGCTGTAAGGTGGTCCTACGAACTAGCAAACAAGGAGACGACGAAATGACTGCTTACAGCCTCTACCACGGAGAGTTTTGGATCACTGATAGCGTGAATTTTGATTGGATCAAAAATAACGCCATGCCCTTTCACAAGTCGCGCTACGCGAAGGATGTGTTCATCCTTCCTCGCAATATCTAATCAACGCGCCCCGAAACCTGACCGTGACATTCATATGACCCGCCACCCCCTTGAAGCTTCTGATATGGCCGCTGGCCGTGCTGCCCGCGCCGCAGGTATCGCCTGCCACTACAACCCCTTTGATTTCTACGCAGAGCCGCAGCGTTATTGCGCGTGGAAAGAAGGTTGGCGCGCATGACCCGCTACCGTTACGAAGAAGACTACGGCGATTGGCTTTATCACAAGCAACGCGACGATGAACTGGATTGGCTGGGCGTCATCGCCCGGCCAGCACCACGCCCCCAGCCGGCGGCTTACGCGCCGCCCCAATGGAAACCAACCAAAGACCAACCAGACCCACCATTTTAGGAGAGCAACATGTCAGACCCAACCATCCTCATCACGCTGGAGCAGGCCGAGGCGGCTCTGGAGTGCATCGACCGCGACATTGAGCGCAACTACACCGACGACCACCCGAACTACCACGACACTGGCGAGATCATGTTTCTGCTGCGCCGCGCCGAACTGCGCCTGCGCTTGAGCGCCGCAATTAATGTAAACAAAGGGAAATAAGCCATGCGCATTCGTGACATCATCGCCGACCTGATCGGCGTCATCGCAATCTTCGGCGGCGGCTACGGCCTCCTGCTTATCGGCCACGGTATGGGGTGGTAAAATGGCGATCAGACTAGGAGCAATGGACACCCACATCGTGCTGACCGCGCTGTGGGATTACCGCGAGACGCTGACGATCTACAACGACACTAGGCCCACGCCGGAACTCAAAGACAAGATCGACAGCGTGGACCGCCTGATTGAGAGCTACAAGAAATCATACTTCGCGCTGGATCGGCTGGGCATCCAATGACCGCCTATTACAACGAGATTGACCCCAAGGCCGCCGCATGGCTGCGGGAACTTATCAAGCAGGGCCACATAGCAGATGGAGTTGTGGATGACCGATCAATTGTCGATGTTACCCCTGATGAACTCAGAGGCTTCACCCAGTGCCACTTCTTCGCAGGCATCGGCGTCTGGTCCTACGCCCTGCGATCCGCAGGATGGTCCGATGATCGTCCTGTTTGGACAGGAAGCTGCCCGTGCCAGCCTTTCAGCGCGGCAGGTGCAAGAGGCGGGTTTGATGACCAGCGGCACCTCTGGCCGCACTGGCACCATCTCATCAGCCAGTGCCGCCCTCCAGTCGTCTTTGGCGAGCAGGTTGCAAGCAAGGACGGCCTCGGTTGGCTCGACCTTGTACACGCTGACATGGAAGCAACGGGCTACGCCTTCGGGGCTGCTGATCTGTGCGCTGCGGGCGTCGGCGCGCCGCACATCCGGCAGCGTCTCTTCTTCGGAGCGGTCAGGCTGGCCGACGCCGATAGTCAACGACGTGACGGGATCGACGCACTGCTACGGCAAGAACAAGGAGATCCTGTTGAAGTTGCCGGGAGCGGCGAAGCAGACGGGCTGGCCGACGCCAACAGTGGGCAACGCGGACGGATCGCAGATGGCGAAGGACGCCAGCGTGACGGGGCGCCGACCGGACGGCAGCAAGGCTACAGTGAGCCTGAACGCGGTGGCGCAGGCTTCAGGCTGGCCGACGCCGGCGATGACGGATCACAAGGGCGGCTACGAGGGTGGACGGATGCGGGACGGGAAGCCGTCAACGGATCGTCTGGATGTGGTGGCGCAGATTGCTGGCCCAGCCCGACTAACGGCCACTGGCGAGATGCTGATTGGCTCTTCTGCCGGGATGGAAAGTGGCGGCCAGTTGAACCCGGCACATTCCCGCTGGCTCATGGGGCTTCCGCCAGAGTGGGACGACTGCGCGGTTACGGCAATGCAATCGTTGCCCAAGCAGCGCAAACCTTCATTGAAAGCATGATGGAGATAGCAGAATGACCGACAAAACCATCGAAAGCCTGGACGCCTACATCGCCGACAGGCTGGCCAAGATTGAGGATCTGGAAAAACGCTACGGCACCGGGGTTCGCCCTGGCTGGGTTGGCGAAGAAATCACGATCCTCAATTTTTACGTCCAAGACGCAATCAACGCACGCAACGAACTGGAAAGCAAAAATGCAGAATGACCTTACCGAAATCATCATTTCGAACATCATTCACACCGGGACGGGCTTCGCGGTCGTGGCGGACAACATGAGCGAAAGCGTGTTCATCCCGTCGCGCGTCATGCACGGCTCAAACGCGCGCCCTGGGGACCGCGTTTCCGCCACGCTGGTTCCAAACCCCTCACGGCCCGAGAAAACGCCGTGGCTGGCTGTTTCGCTGGCATCCGACCGGGCGCCTGTATCACGGGATGATACGCTGGCCGCCTTCATCTTGGGCAACCTGCAAGCTGATGGCCGCGCCACAGTCGAGGAGATCGCGGAGGACATGAACATGTCAGACGCCGTCGTGGCAGCCACGCTGGCCGAGATGGTGGCAGATGGCCGCGTGGTGCGGCTGGTGTGTTTTGATTTGCCGGAGGAGGACGAATGATGTTCTGGAACAGAGAACCGAAGACCATGCCCGTGCGTGACGTGCAGTCCGAGGCGGTGGCGGCGATCATTCAGGGGTCGGCTGTGCTGCCCTCGAAGCGGCTGACCAACGCGATCTACACGGCGCTGCTGGACAACCGCGTATCGGTCGAGGAGTTGGACGATCTGGCGAACAAGATCTCGCGCCTCGCTTGGAACAGGGGGCGCAGATGAGTGACTTCTGGGACAACATCCCGCTTCTGGCGGCAATAGCCTGCCTTGCGTTCTTTATCTACGGGCTGGGTCAGGTGATCTTTGCCGACATGGAAAAAAGTCAGGTGCGCTACGAACAGTGCATCGCCGCCGACAAGCAGTGGGTGCAGGAGAGTTGTGTCAGATGACCGGGCTGCATCCAGACTACGGCCTGACCGACCAGCTTCGCGTTGAGGCCATGCGCTCTGCCGCGCGCTTCGGAGTAAAGAAGGCTGCGGCTCTTTATAGCGTGTCGCCAGCCAGCCTGTACAAGTGGCGCAAGGTGCCAGCGTTGATGAAGCAGATGATGGAGGTGGGCGATGAGTGACGCAGAACTGATCGCACGGCTGCGGGCGTACCGAGAACATGATGAGGGATCGGGTGGTATGGCATCGTTTGAGGTTGACGAGTGCATTGAAGCCGCCGACCGCATCGAAGCCCTGACGGCTAAGCTGGCGAAGGCGGTGGAGGCTTTGTCCCTTGCCAGCAATATGGACGCCACTGATTGGTCTGAAGCACTCGATGTCAAGAACCAAGCCCGCGCCACCCTCGCAGAGATCAAAGGAGAGAGCCATGAGTGACGAAGAACTGATCGCACTCCTGCGGAATGGCTGTAACTTGCAACAGCGTGACGGAGAACGTGCCGCCGACCGCATCGAGCAACTAAAGCCCCGACTGTTTCGGTGTGCAACCGATCTGCAAATATATATGGATGCTTTTGCAGTCTCAGAAGCCAAGCTATCTAAGACCGAGGGTATCTTGGCGAGGGTGGTGGATGCGTTGGAAAACGTGATTGAGGAATATGACCTGTTTCGCAAAGATGAATACGAGCGTGGCCTAGCGCCTTTGGACGATGAAATCCACGAAGCCCGCACCACCCTCGCAGAGATCAAAGGAGAGAGCCATGAAGCCTTGCCCGACCTGCGGTAAACAGCCGACTGTGACGATCCGCAGTCCTGTCGAGTATGAGTTCGTCGGATCGTGCCGCATCCAGTGCTGCGACAACTACGTTTCGGCTGACGGCATGAACGATGCCATAGAAGCGTGGAGCGAGGAGCCAAGGCCGATCCACATAGGGGAGATTACATCGCTATGACCAGATCAGCCAGTGACAGCCCAGCAGCCCGCGCATTGCGTGATGCAGGCTACGTCAAGCTGCCGGGCTGGTGGGTTACTCAAGAGCAGCTTCAGTTAATCGAATACATGGCACGTCAAAATCTTGACACCATCAATAGAATAAAGGACCGATACGCTAAGGTTGATCCTAGACGATGGGACGAGTAACATGTCGGGGCGAGAGACGTTGCAACCGTCGATCTCGCCCCTATCAACAGCGAATGGAGCTTCGCCATGACTGATAAGAATTTACCGTCCATTGAATATTTGCACAAGCGTCTCCGCTATGAGCCGGAGACTGGCAAACTGTTCTGGCGAGATTGTGAGGAAGCACGGGGGCCAGGACCAGCTTCGCCAAACAAGGAAGCGTTCACCGCACTCGATGGAACCAGACACAGGCATGGCTGCATTGATGGTCGAAAGTTTAAAGCTCATCGCGTGATTTGGGCGCTTTATCATGGTGAATGGCCGAGAGATATGATCGATCACATCAATGGCATCCGAACCGATAACAGGATTAAAAATTTGCGTGATGTAAGTAATCAAGAAAATCAGCGCAACGCGTCAATGAGGTGCAACAATACTAGCGGTATATGTGGGGTCCATTGGGATAAAAGAACAAAAAGTTGGAGGGCGACCGTGAAGGTTGATGGGCAGAAAAAACATCTAGGCCGTTTCTCTGACATTAAGGACGCAGCGTCTGCCCGCGCTGAGGCTTCACGCCAATACGGCTTCACTGACAGACATGGAACATAAGGAGAAAAAACCAATGGCCCCGCCACGGCGTCATATCACCCGCGACATGATCCAAGCCGCAAAAGACAAAGGGTGGCATTTAACTTTAGCAGCGTCCCACTATGGCATGCACAGATCCAGCATTGCCGCCGCCTGCGAGCGTTTCGGCATCGTCTTGCCCATGCACCAGTTCTCGCCGCAGCGGGTCAGCCCGAAGAGCAAGGTGTGGGTTGACGTGATCGACGGCGAGACGAAGCCCAAGGTCAAGCTGTCGGCCAGCCCTCGCGCCATCGAGCGGGCCTTGGAAGACATGGCGCGGGAAAAGCGGTTGCGGGCCGCAGGCTGAACCGCTAACTTAAATTGCGAGGGGCGCAGCACAGGCTTTGTGTTGGTCAAGATCAGACTGCGCTACGGCTCATCTTCACCAAGCGCCCCTCGCGATTAATCTAAAAACCTGTCGATAGGGTCCAGCGCCCGCATCACAAGGCCGTCCATCTTGTGGAAGGTCAACGACTGCAAGGCGCGCCGGCCACCGTATCCCATGCCGGCGGCATAAGCGTCGGGCGGACAGAAGGCGCGCAGGCTCTCATAGCGCAGCGGCCCGAGATCCTTGGCCTGGTCGTGGTGAACGTGCCCCGTCAGATAGTGCCGGTGCCTTGTCTGCGACCAGAACGGGCAGACATCCGACAGATACAGCGCCATCTGCTGTGGTTTGCCCTTATCCCCGTGGTGGGCGAAGATCGCGCACTTGCCCCATTGCAGCATAAACAGGTCGCGCGGATCTTTCTCGACCGAAACCCGGCCTTCATTGCGATAACGCTCTGCCAGGGCGAAATTGAGCGTCATGCTGCTGTGCGGGTCATGGTTGCCACGCAGCACGCGCACCAGCACGTTAGCGTGCTTCTGAAGCAACTTGTGGATGGTCTCTGCGATTATCCCAATGCCAACGTCAAGCACCTTCCAGAACCGCCCGTCAACGTCCAGCTTGTGACGGTTGGCTGGCGTCTCTGACCGCGTGTCGTCGCTGTGGAAGTAGTCGCCACCGATCAGCAGCACGGCCTGCTCGGCGGCAGGCGTGAGCGCCAGCACCTTGCCAAAAGCGTGCCGCATGTCCTGAGCCGCGTGGCCGAGGTCATAGTCCTGTGACCCTGTTTCGCGGCCCCACGCCATCATGCCGACGTGCGCGTCCATCAGCGGATAAACGGCGCACAGATCGGCCATGACGGTTTCAGGGGCCACCACAGGCTCGGCTGGCACCATGCCCTCCAGCGCTGCCCGTATGCGCTCTGCGACGGCCTCTGGCGCCTCGCCCTCGGGCCGCAGCATGACAGAATAGCCCGGCTCATCGTCTTTGGCCGGCACCTTCACCCAGGCCAGCGACGGCGTCAGGTTTGTGCCTACGGCTTTCATGCTGTCGGCAATGGCGGGGTCTACGGTGTATTGCTTGCGCGTTTCGGCATCATGCCCAGCGCGGTCCAGCATGCGCTGAAGATCACGGCGGTTGATGCCGATCTCTTTGGCCGCAGCGGTCACGTTACCAAGCCGCTTGTAAGCCTCGATAGCCTCTTGCTGTCTAGGTGTCATTGGCACACCCGGCATCGATCAGGCGGATCAGCCGCGCGCCCGTGACCAGCGAAAGAGGCCCACCATCGTGCGCCAGTGCCGCCGCATGTTCCGTCCGCGCCGCATCGGTTGCGCCGCAGATCGCATCACCGCTTGCCACGCTCACGCAGCCAGTCACGGGCAGCGTCAGCATCAGACATGCGGCCCACCTCGTCCATGCGTTGGCGTGTCTGAACATAGTCTTCAAGCCCCTCAACTTTGGCGTCAGCCTGGGCTGTCTTTTTGCCGCCAAACCAGCTTGCTGCCAGCATGGCGACAAAAAGAAACAGCTTAGAGACGGCGCCAACCAGCGCCTGCCAGATCATGCGCGCTTGGAGTAGATCGACCAAGCGGCAGTAGCCAACGTGGCCACAGCGCCGCCAATGGTAGTAACGGTCTCAGCATCGACCAGACCTTTGCCAACAAAGTAGCCGCCAACAGCAGCAACGAGGGCGCGAACCACGCCTGCGATTTGTTCACCAGTCATGTCAGTCTCCTTTCAGGCCGGATATTTCCGGCGGTCCAATTCAAAGTGCGGCATGTCTTTGAACGTGCGCCAATCGCCGCCCCAGACAATCGGCACATCTTCTGCCATTGCGGCAGCCTTTATTGACTTCGCAATGGCGGCCAGCAAGCGCGGGCTGGCCATCTCTTCAAAGACAACCTTGCCGTCCCGGTTCACGTCCACCCAAGCATACAGATCCACGGCATGTCCTGTCAGGTGCCGGCTGTTCATGGTCGTGGATGCGCCGATCCGCACAAGCTCTCGCTGTCTGTCCAGCGTCCGCAGGCCCTCTGTCACAACGAAATCGTGCGGGCTGTCGTGCAGCGCACGGTCCAGCACGGCCCGAAGATCCGGGTGGATGCCCTTCATGCTGGCGAGGCTGCGTGCGCTCCAGGATCTCATTTGCGCAGGCTCTCTTCAATCTTGTCCAGCTTGTCGAAAACCTTCTGGATCAGGATTTGCAGGTTCTTCATCTCAAGATCGTGGGCCTTGTTGTTCGCCGACGCCTGGGCCTTCAGCACCTCGATGTCAGTGCTATGGGTTTGCTGCTTGTTGTGCAGCACCCACACGAAGGCCGCCACAGGGGCAACGATCCACTGCATGACAGCCTCAAGCACTTCCATAGCGTCCCTCATGTCTTATTCCGCTTCGAAATGGCCGCAGCCTTTTTCTTGGCATCTGCCTTGCTGGACGCGCCCCATGCCTTCAAAGAAAGCAGCAGGCGCGTCGGTTCACCGTCTTTATACTCAGGCCCAGGCATGTTGCCCATGCGCGCCAGAAATGAAGCCCGGCGAGGATTGTCGCCAGACTTCACCGGGGCCTTCAGGTTCATGCCCTCGGCCTTCGCAGAGGCGCGCCCCTTGGCGTTCAATCCGCCCTTGGGGTTCTTGCCCTCTTTACGCTGCCAAGCCGGCGTCTTCGCCATGTTAGTAACGCGGCGGCCAGTTGTCGTAGCCGTTCAGCGTGATCGCGGCAGAGCCAGACGTGTATTCGCCTGTCTTGATGCCTGCCCGGTAAAAGTTCTTCATCGGGTCATAGCCGACACCCTCGAAGGGCGCCGTGAACGTGTTGACATCACGCCACACCGTGCCGTCGGTCGAGCGCTGCACAGTGACGGTGGCAACAAACGTCCCGGAGATGGAGACGTTAAAGTCACCGATGATATAGACGGCATCAGTGAACGTGTTCTGAGCCGATAGGGTCTTGGTTGTCGCTGGCATGATCGCCTCCTTACGAAATGATGGTGTCCCGGAATACCGGACCGATGATTGACCTGTATCCAGCTACGCTAGACACCACTTGCAGAGAAGAGTTAGGCACGCGCTCCTCATAGTATTCAATCGCCTCAAGGTGGCCGTTGAGGTAATTCGTGCCATCGCTGCCAAGGCGCGCCTGCGTGACGACCGGGATCGTGGCAACGCCATCTCTAACAGATGTGCCGCTGTTCAGGCTTGCGGCGCAGTCGTTGGTCGCCCAAGCGCCCGCAAGGCGATAACTGGTGTTCGCCGCAATGGTGCCTGCGTCGATCTGTGCCTGATCTGATCCACCAGCCCTGACGTAGAGTTCAGGGTTTGTGGTATTCCCACGAAATGCAATGATGTTGTTCGCGGTGGTGTCGTCAAACTGCACCCAAGGGCGCGTTCCTGAAACAGTGCTTGGTCGAGCCTTCACAACGGCAGATCCGCGCCCGGCCTGCCACCATCCGCTAAAGTTCGACCCAGTGACGGTAGCCACGTCTGCGTTTCTAGCTGTAGTCCCGGTCGAAAGGTTGGGGATATAGCTGGTTGGGAAGCCACCTGCTTCAACTTGCAAGCAATCTACAAACAAGCCCTTAGTGGGGTCTCCAGCATACGAAGTGTTGCCTGCGTCATCTAGCATCAAAATGCTGACTGAGGTTGCCAAACCGGGAGAAGCCACCAGTGTACAGTAATACCAGCCATCGGCTGACGCACGGATGAACCCAGTAGCCGATAACGTATAATCTACTGAACCTGCGCCTTGCAAAGTAAACCTTACAGTGTTTCCTGTGCTGCCAAATTGAAGCTGAACCTTGGTTCTTTCACCCGGCTTTACCCGAACTGTGTAAGCATAGGTTCCTGCTGATGCAATAATACCGATACGGAAGCACCCATGACTTCCTGTGGCGCTTGTTTCGACCAACTTATCTGAAGCATTGGCTACCCCATAAGGGGAGGTCGTGGCGTTTTGCACCAGCGTCATGTTGAGATATGTATTGGGGCGCGTAGCACCAGCGTCTGCAGAGTTCCTGAAATCCTCAGAATAAGAAGCTAAATTTGTGCGGCTTTCTTCAATAAGCAGCCCTCTGGGCGAAAGTGTTCCCGGATCATAATCAAATCGCGGAAGGTTCGCGTTAACAACTTCAATGTAGCCGCTCTTGTTTATGCGGGTAGCCGTGTTCAGCGCCCGTGAGACGGCCACGCGGTTGTCCAGCGATCCGGCCAAGAAGTCGAGGGCGACGAGAGGTGGAGTGCTGCCAGCGAAGATTGGGTTGATCATCATACCACCTTTACCGTGCCAGTGTCATTCCAAAGGTCGCCAGTGCTTAGGCCGGTTGATGCAGTGGGAAGAGAGCCGACGTTATAGCTTGTCGTGCGGAACTGCGTGGGAACAGTCGTTTCCAAAACCCGGTTAGACTGTCCGAGGACGTTGGCAATCCGCAACATGTCCGTCGTCCCTGCGTGGTTGTTGGCGATCACCGTGATCTGGTCAATTGTTGCCGTTCCCGCCGTGCTAGTGTTGTCAAGCGTTCCAGCCCGCGTTTTTACAACTGCGTTCTCTATGACGTTCCCGATCAGCGCCACAGACTTGACGATGGAAAAGAACATCTCACCGCATTCCGAAAGGAAGTTGTTCTCAATGCGGAAATGACCTCTGGCGAACGACAGCGAAAACGAAGCGTTGGTGATTGCAGAAAGGAAGTTTCCCGAAACCTCGGCATAGCCATTGTTCAGCGCAACGGCACGGTCGCATTCCGTGATGAAGTTGTCATTGATCGTAATGCGAGGCGAGTTGGCACTGGCCTCGTAATAGAAGCCAGCATAGGCATCGCGGATTGAGTTTTCCTCCGCAGCCACAGCTTCCCCGCTCACCACATGGATGCCGTTGTTTGCCGTGCTGACGCGGTTTTTCTCAATACGAAGGCCCGTTGCAGCCGCTGCCGAATCTGGCTGCACGAGAACACCAGCGGCGCGATCATTATAAGTCGCCTTCTTCCGAAGGTTCAGGATCGTGTTGTCTGCGATGGTGATGTAGCTTGCGGCTTGCACCAAAATGCCAACGTATCCGTGGGTGACCGTGGTGCTGCCACCGCTTAGGATGTAGTTATCTCGGCAAGTCGAGAAGTCGGCATCCAGAGGCAGGTTGTAAGAGTTAGCACCGCCTGTTGAGGTGGGATGCCCGATGGTGATCCCAGAAATTGCAGACTCGTCAACGGTGTTTCCAGAAATGACGCACTGCTTGCTGTTTACGCCAATCGAAGACACGCCAGCCCAAGTCAGCCCTGACCTATTGTTCGTGATGCGGTAGGACTGCCCGGCAACCGTTTCAATGCAAGTTCCCGCTGACACAGGAATATAATTGCCCTCGATGATGGTCATGTCGCTCTCTGCCGACCAGAACAAGCCGACATTGGTCCCATAGTTGTTTGAGAACGAGCAGTTCTCAGAACGAACGAACATAACGATCTGTGACTGATTATAGTTGGAGATCGTCTGCTGGTCGATGAACTGACAGTTGGTGACCTTGCAATTCCGGGCGTCTTCGAAGCGGACAATGTTGATCTCAGAGACTAGCATTTGACCAGCACTCAGCGTGCTGCCATCACGATTTACTTGGAACGTAAAGCCATCGATCAGGATGTTTTCGAAGCTGATTGATCCCGTTCCGATGCGCCACAGAATAGTCAGCGGGCGGGCGGTGATGTTGACCGTGGAAAACACACCGTAGAAGCGGGTGATGCCTCCAGTGTAGTTCAATGGGTTTACGCTGATCGTGCAGCCGTTGCCCAGCAAAGAGACGTTGGTTTTCAGGAGTATCTGCCCGGAAACAAGATATGTCTCGCCGTTTACAAAGCTAACCGTTCCACCACCTTGGGCATCGATTGCATTGATTGCGTTCCGAATGGCCACAGTATCATCTGTGATCCCATCACCGACAGCGCCGAAATCTTTGACAGAAACATAGTCCTGCAACCGCGCCGTCAGCACGCGATCCACCGCGCCTGATGATCCTTCATTGTAGATCATCTGATCGGTGCGGCTGGCAGTGGTGCCTGGAGTGACACCATAGCCCACCGGGCTGTAGATCACCAAAGTGTTATTCTTGTCGCGCACCGTGACTGAGAACTGGCTGTTCGCGTAGATAAGCGCGGGAGATCCGTTCCGCATGACATAGCCATTTGACGTGCGCAGGGGCTGGGCCGCCGGCTGCGTGAATGCCGCGTCATAGTAAACCTGGATCGGGTTTGTTTCCGGGTTCAGGTTGGCCGTGCCGAAGTACAAATAGCCCGCGTCCAGCGGATCGCCGTTCTTGTCGGTGAAGATCGGATATGGCGGGGCGAGTTGCGTCAGCGGCATTTGGCATCCTTTCGCGTGATTTTTACCACGAAATGCGGGGTCTTGGATAGGGTCATTGCTGACCACCGATTGTCATGCGGCCAGTGATCGGAATGCGCGGGCCGATCTCTTCTTCCTGCGACAGCGCAGCACCTGCGCCAGCGCCCACAGCAGCTTCTCTGGGCGTGCCGACGATCTGTCGGGGAGCATTGCGCTGCGCGGTGGAGGCCGCAGCCCTAGCGGCCCCAAACGGCTCTCTGATGATGCCGGCGAGATAGTTCTGGATGATGAACTGGCCTGGGCCAGATGCAGTAAACGATGAGGCAATGCGCTGGATCGCGCCGGCAGCCGCGTTGGCGCTGTTTGATGCGTTCACGGCGGCATTGGTGGCACGCGCAGCGACGTTGGCAAACTGGGTAATCGTGTCGCGCTCAGCCTTGCTGAACAGATTGTTCACGACGCCAGGGTTGTTGCGCTGCAAGTTTTCCCATGACTTCTTAAAGTTGACGCCCGAGACCTGACGCTCACCGCCCCTGAACGCACCTTCAGCCGTATCCGTCAGGCGGATCAAGGCCTCTTGGCGCAGGGCGTTCCATTCAGCCTCTGGCAGCTTGCTCTTCAGCGTGAGCAGATCCCGAGGCAGCTTGGTCTTGGATGCCAAGCCGGATGCGGTCATGGTGAAGATCGCATTGGCAGCTTCTTCTGGCGCCACCTTCAACTGGCGCTGGCCATCGCGCGTGACCTTCTCGGTCAGCACGTTCAGGACGCCGCCTTTGCTTTCCCACGTCTTGGCATATTCGGCCCAGTTCGTGATGGCGTTTTTCCATGCTGAAACCGCCGACTGATCGCCGATCAAAAGCTGATTGTCCACGGCAGCCGCCAGGCGCTCGTCAAAGTCCCTCAAGACCTTGCCAGCCGCCGCCGCCTCAACGGTCGGCGCGCCGCTGCGCAGATTGCTGACCTGCTTGCGCCAGGTCTGCAAAGCCTTGATGTCGCCGCCATTGGCCATGATCTCGTCAAGGCGCAAAAGCAGGCCGTCCATCTGCGGCGCGGTGATCGGATCGAAGCCTTCGCGGTAAGTGGTCCGCACGGCGTCTGCGATGTTTAGCGCCTCGTCGGGCTGCACGTTGGCCGCGCCAGACGCACGCGCCTGAGCGTAAAGATCATCAGCCCGCGCCTTGTCGCCGGCACGCGCAGCCACAAGGGCCTCTTGCGCCAGACGGCCACCTTCACCTTTGGCAACTGGTGCGGCACCGGGCGCAATGCCTTCAGTGATGGCTGTGATGTTGCCGCGCAGAGCCTCTTGCTGGCCCTCACGGAAGCCTGTCATCGTGCGCTCTGCTGCCCCGCCATATGCGCCGCTTGCCATCATGTCTTCGGCAAGCTGCTGGCCCTTGCTGCCAGTGATCTGGCCGCGCGTCATCGGCACCTCAACAGGAAGGCCGCGCGACATAGCCGTGACAGCGGCAGCACCCGGCTCAACGCCGGCGCGGGCTTGCTTTTGTATCTCAGCAGCCACCGCAGCCGTCACCTGATCGGGATCAAGACCAGCATCGCGCACTAGTTTGGCTGGGCCGGGAAGCAAGCGGCCATCGGGGCCAAGCACGCGATCAGCGCCGCTGCGACGGGCTGCGCTCACAAGAGATCCAACCACGTTGAACAGCTTTTCGCCAGCGACACCACCAACGGCACCGATCGGAACGTCCGTCACCTGAAACGGAACACCGCTTAGGGTAGAGCTTGCGCCTTCAACCACGGCGGCTTCGGTCGCGCCAATTGTAGCAGCGCCCAGCGCGCCCGTTGTGGGCAGGCCAACAGCGCGCAGGCCGCGCCCGATAGGCGTGGTCGCAGCGACAGCGCCGGCAGCCTGCATGGCCTCGGTGAAGCCCAGCCCAGGCTCGTTGGGATAAACCCGCGTAAACTGCCCAGTTTTCTTGCCATCACGATAAACAGGCATGACCGCATATAGGCGGCCAGCCTCATCCTCGCCAAACTCTGCTTCAGGCTCGATCTTGGCAATGCCGCTGCGCAGGCGATCAGGGCTGCGCGTCGTGGCCAGCAATGCCGTCATTTGCGCTGCTTGGGCGGGCGGCAGGCCGAGGTTTGACTTGACCATCGCCGGGATGGTGGGGTCAGCGTCAGATCCGGCAATGGATGTCCAGAGCCGAGACAAGACGCCCGGCTTTTCTTCGACAGGCTGCGCGCCAAGCATTTTCTGCAATGCAGCGAAGGCTTGCTGCTCTGTCTCGGCGGTGACTTTGTATTTCGTGCCGTCTGGTGTGGTCAGTTCAAAATCAGCCATCATTCGATCCTTTGAATGGTGACGCCATCAATCACGACTGGCTGCGTTCCAGGCTTAGGCGCGGTTTCTGGCGCCCTGAAGTCAGCCAACGGGTTGGGCAATTCACGCAATGCCTTGCGGGCCTCTGCCTGCGTAATCTCACCGTCTAGAGCCTGCCCTGCAATGATTGAGGCTGCCACGTCATATTCATTGATGGCGCGGATGGTCTCAATGATGATCTGGTTGCCGCCCGGCTGGTTGATGAGCGCAGGCAGAGACGCCTTGAACAGCGCAAGGTCTGCGTCCGACATGGTGCCAGATCCAGGTGGGCGTTGCTGCGGAACAAGGCGATTAATTGCGGCTTGTGCCGCTTGGATTTCACCGAGATCCTCAGTGTTGATGCCATAGCCGCCCAAAAATGCTTTGAACGCTGCGCCGCCGCCAGTTTCGACGTTGGCCAAGTTCGCCTCAAGGTTTTCAAGTTCCACCAGTGAACGGCTCGCAGCCGTCCCCTGATTGGCAATTGTGGAAAACTGGGTCGCGGCCTCCGCGCCTGCCTTTTTGGCAAACTCAGTCTCGCCAGCGCCAACGATGTTCTGCACCAGCGGGCCTTTTTCACCGCCGCCACGCAGCATGAAGTCACGATATTCGGGCGTGCCTTCGGTAAGGCCGGCAGCCCTTGCGCGTTCTTGCAGTGTGCGGAATGTCCCTGTAGCCTCACCGCTTTGCCCGGTGGCATCAAGGATTGACTTCATCGTTTCCTTTGGCAGCGCCCCCGAAGCCGTCAACAGCGCCAGCGTGGCCACACCTTGGCCCTGTGGGTCGATCTCTACCAGCTTGCGGTTGGCACGCAGGGCAGCGGCTTCCTGCGCGTCTCCTGCGTTCTCTGCGGCTGCAATGCGCTCGTCCAGCATGGCCAAGGCCACCTCAGGCTTGCCACCCAGAAGGCTGGTCGAAAGCTGAATGCCGAATTGCGTGTCAGCCTCACGGCGCGGGGCTTCCATCGCCTCAAACGCACTCTGGAACTCGCCAAAAGTCGAGGCGTTGTTCAGCGCAAACTGGTTCAGCGCGTCGGTCGTCAGCGTGCCATTCCTCGCCATGTCGCGCAGGCCCGAAAGCTGCGCTTGCATGGCCTCGGCCTGCGCACGCTGGCGCTCTGCCTCGGCACGGCGCATCTCAAACTCGGAAGCGGCGCGGGCCTCTGCGGCGGCGCGCATGTCCATAACCTGGCGTTGCTCAATGTCAGCCCGCCCAAGTCCATAGCCGCGCATAGCCTCCTCGATGGGGTTCTGCACGTCCAGCATATAGTTGATGGGTTCCATTAGAACGCCCCTCCACCGTAGAACATGCCCTGCCCGAAGGTCAGCGGCGCGCTGGCACCTTGCGGCGTATAGCCTTGATACGCCATGCCGCGCCCGATGGCCATGCCAGCGCTGCCGATCAGATTGCCAAAGGCTTGCCCTTGCGCCAACGCGCTGCCGGCACGCGCGGCGCCCTGCTGCTGCATGAGGCTAGAGATGTTCTGACCAGTCTGCATTCCAGCAGTGCCAACGCCAGCCGCTGCGTTCTGACCAGCCGATGCAAGCCCTCCGAGACGGCTGTATTGCTGCTCAATCAGGCCAGACAGGATCTGCGGGCGGAACTGGGCCAGCGCGCCCTGCACGTTGCCACCACGCAGGCCGCCCGTGGCAGCGGCGTTCTGCAAGATCGCGGTCTCACCCTGCTGCGCCAGCGCGGCAAACTCCGGGCCTTGCTCAATCGATTGCAGGGCCGCGCGCTGGGCATCGGCACCAGCCGCGCCTGTCAGCGCCATCTGCTGGCCAAAAGCCGTCGTGCCACCCGTGACAAACGGTGCAAGAAGCTCGCGCACCGCTTCGAACTGGCGGCGCTGTTCCTCAATGCCTGCCTGCGCAGATGCGGTTTGTGCGGCAGCGCCTCTGCGTGCTGCGCTGGATTGCACACCGGCGCTCAGAAGAGAGCCGCCAAGCAGGGCAAGACCTGTGCTAATGGCCATGACGGATTTCCTTCGTGAATGTGCGCTCAATCGGCATAAAGCCGCTGCGGGAATAAACGCGCTCCATCGTCCCCGCTCGCTCGTTTTCAAGCGCGATCATAAACAACTGGCTTGCGCCGATCTGCTCGGCCCAGCCCTCGATTGCAAACATCATCTGCTTGCCGGCGCTAGATCCGCGCTCTGCCGGATCAACCCACCAAAACAATTCCTGCGCGACGGTCACGCTGGGCGCGAAATAAAGCGGGAAGGCCATTGCGCCCGCAATGCCAACCACGTCGCCGCCCTTGTCAGCCACCCAAACCTGCGCTGCGTCTGAAGCGTCAACGTGATCCAGAAACGCGCCAAAGCCCGCTTCATCGAAATCAACACGCTGTCCCATCGGAGACGCAGCGAAGAACGCCCGCGCCTGCTCAATCACGCCTGCCTTGTCTGATTTTTCAGCTTGGCGAACCAGCACCGGGCAACCCTCTTTGGATCTTGCCTGCTGGTGGGCCAAAGTCTCAGCGTCCGCATTATCGCAGAAATCGGTTTTTCGGGCAAGGCTCGTCATTGCAAACGGAACCTTTCGAGGATGGCATATGGATTGTACAGGGAAAGCGGATCGACGCGCTCCCCGTAAAGATCCGCCACACGGTTCGACGGCTGGTAACCACGCGCGAAATCGCTCTCCTCCGCGCCACCCGGCATCGGGCGGAAACGGGATTGCGTGGGCGTTCCAAGATAGCTGGCAGCCCGTTGATCGCGATATTCTGCGGATGGTCGCAAGAAGTCCCTGACGATAGCCGCCGCGGCAGATCCAGCATCAGGTGCCGACATAATGGATCGGGCCGCCGCGCTTTCCGGGCCTTGCAGTTCCATCATCATAAAATCAAGCTGCGCGTCCACATCGCTGGGGTCAACGCCCCGCTCGCTGGCAAACGCCTCATACTCCACACGGCGAGGGCCTGTCAGTTGGTACAGGCCGAAGCCACCGCGCGACCCCGGCACAATAGGATTGCGCTCGTTGATGCCAGGATCAAGCCCGCTTTCGTCCTGAAAGTTCATGACGAAGCCCTCCGCGATATGCGGCGGCAAACCACGGGCGATCAGTTTTTCCCTGATTTCATTCGGGTCAATTGTGGCCATCAATCGTCTCCTTCGTGCGCCTGGCATGCGCGCAGGGCGGAACAGACGAAATCGAACTTCTTGCAATAGCCGCGACCGCCGCCCGAGGCGTCATAGTCCGTCACCGGGATGCTTTCCATCATGGCCTGCATCATCGGGTCAACGCAGAAGTATTCGCAGTTCAGGCACATGCGACGGCGGGCTTCCTTCTCGTTCATGTCCCAGGCTTTGGCCAGCCCAGCCCAGAACGGCTTGTTCGCCTTCGGGTCAAGCGACGGATTGGCCGGGCCAAACTTCCAGCTATCAATCGCAACCTGCTTGTTCTTCTTGTTTTCGGCTGCGCTGGAGATCTTCATCTTCGGCAGACCAAACTCAATCATCATGTCGTCCATTACGAAACCTCCCGGCCTGAAGCGCGAATGTTGATTGAGGTGCCAGTGCTGGCAATCGTGGAAATAAAGCCGCCGGGCGCAAGCGCCTGACCGACCAATTCGGGGAAGGTGTAGGTTTCTGACGCCTGAAGCGTTTTCGTCTTCACGATCAGGTTGTCATTGCCAGCAGATCCGCCAGAGGTCACAAGGTTAACGCTGATCGTGCGTGCCACCGTGTCGTAATTCGTGGCGGTGAATTTATCAATGATCGCCGTTACACCGCTTGCGGTATATTGGGCGGTCTGACCAACCTCGGCGGTCTTAGCCGGGATCAGAACCTTCGTGACAACAGCCATGTTTAAACCTCCAGAGAGCTGACGTTATCTGTCACCGTCAAAATCACTGACGGCACAGATGGATGGATTACCGAAGCTAGATCGGCCAACAAAATGACAGACGTGTCGTCCACTTCCCACATCAATTCGATGTAGTCCCCAGCGTTCAACTGGATAACGTAGTTCCACGCCGTGATGATCTCTGCGTTGTTGCCCTGGATGCGAATTTGCCCAGCACTGTCCGGGACGTTGACGCCGTTCTTGCGCAGCCAGATCCACACCAGCCCAACACCGCCAGATGTCTTGTCCACCTGCGCAGAGAATTGCAGGTTGTAGACGTTGGGACGGTCAACATAAACGCGCGACGTTGGCGTGCCGATATAAACGCCCTGCGACAAGTCTGTGCTGTTGAATGTCATGGCATAAGCGGTATTGATCGCAGCCGCCGTTTGCGTGGTCGTGTCATAGAACGACCCATAGCGCGGCGTCCTGAACTCCTTGGGCGGCGGCAATTGCTGCAATGCAGAAATCTGCTGCTGCAAATTGTCGATCTGCTCCTGAGACGCAGGTGCAGGCGCAAGCGCCACCAGATCGACATGCCGTTTGGCATCAAATGCCTCAGAAAGTGCCACTTCTGCTTTGTTGTCAGCCGCGCCGGTGGCTTGGATGTTGTCAAGGATCAACTGGTTGAGGATAACAATATCAGCAGGCGTCAACTGCCCAGCGACCTTGAACAGCCGCTCAATCGCTCGGATGGCGTCAGGGTCATTGCCGACAAAGGCGGCGATCTGGTTTCGATTAAGCGGGGTCGGATCAGCCATTAGAATGCCAGCGGTTCGACCCGCGCCTCCAGCCGTGCCATCGCAAGTTGCGCCTCGCTGGTGCCACGGAACTTCTGCAAGCGCCAATTGCGCATGTGGCCCTGCTGAAGCCAGACCACCCGCTTGTTGTACTCGCCCAGCTTGCCCACGCGCGCGGGCTTTTCCACGCTGTAGGTCAGGCCATCAACCGAGTACGATGTCCACACGGTCGGATCAGCACCGGGCTGCACGCGGCCCGTCAGCGAGACCAACTCCATGTCGTGGAAGATTGCCCCACGGCTCTCGTTGTAGACGATGGTCGTGCCGAACTCCCAGCCGATTGTTTCGCCCCAATGCGACGCGATGTTCTTGTCCAGATAGCCAACGTCGGTCGCCGCAGGCTTGCAGACGTTCCAACGGTCATAAGCAAAGACGGCATCGCAGACAGCCCATCGACCGAGGCCGACGAGCGAGGTGCGCAGGAAGAACCAGACAGGCTGCCCGACAGCCTGCGATCCTGCGGCGTCAAACACGATGGTCTGATCTGGCAGGTGGATGTCAAGGAACTGGTGGCCGCCCTCGGTGCGCTCCTGCATGAACGAGGTGGAAAGCTGTGCTTCGGTATAGCCCGCAAGGATTTCCTCAATCTCGCGCGTGGCGACCTTCTGCGCCGTGCCGTTGGCGCCGATATAGATTGAGATGTTCTCGTTGGTGCCACTGCCCATGAAGGCAATGTTCTCGCCAAAGACGCAGCAGGTGTGCGTGCCAAGCGTTCCCTTCTGGATCTGCGCGCCAGTGATGCGCTGGAACGGAAAGCCCGCCGTGCCGGTGTTGTCGAAGACCTCGATGGTGTGGCGGTTCAGCGCGTAGATCTCGTTGCGCAGCTTTAGCAGAGCCTTCACCGGGTCAGGGTCAGCTTCCGATGATCCATACTTCAGAGGATCGACCGCGAAGGGGTTGTTCAATTCGGTGATGACGAGGAACTCGCCGTCTGTCGTCATGAAGTAACCATCGACCCAAACCACGGTTAGAGCCGTGCCGAGATCTGGGTCAGTGACCTGCGTCAGTGTCGTGCCGTCGTAGAGATATAGCCGCCCGCCCGACGTGACCGCCAGATAGTCGAAGCTATAGGTGAACGTCACGCGGCCACCGCTGCCGACATCCCCGATCACCGTGACCGTGCCGTTCTGCGCGACAGTCACCAGCTTGGTCCCCATCACGCGGTAAAGCACCCCGTTCCAATTCAGGCCGCCCCGGTTGAAACCAGGCCCGTCACCAGTCTTCACAATGCCATCACCGGGGCGCAGATAGCCCTCCGAGATGCCCGTGGCTTTCGGCACAGGCACAAGGTTGACAGGATAGCTCGTCCGAAAATCGGGCGAGCCATCCGTGTAGATCCCGTTGATGATGGAAATTTGCATTTAGCCGACCCGGTACCAGGCGTTGGTAGCAGCATCATATCGCATGGTGAAGAAGGCGTTGGCAGCGGCCAAGGTGGTCGGCGCGCCGGTGACAGTGGTGCCGCCAGCCGAGACGGTCAGCGCGGAAACGATCTGCGTGCAGTTGACGCTCACCTCTTGCTTGTCGGTCGGCGCCGAGGGCAGCACGATGGTGCCAGCCGCGAAGGTTGCCGTGGGCGTCAGCAACAGCCAAGTGTCGCCGGCAGCTACAGTCACCGAGAACCCCGTGGCGCTGGGTGCCGCGTATTGCGTCGTCAGCGAACCCGGCAGCGTCAGGTTGTCCTGCATAAAGGTCAGCAGAAGGTTGATCGAGGCTTTGCGCGTGTCGCCGTTATTCGTGGCCCAGACGGCGAGGAGATCGCCAAGCTGGATCGTGTCAAGCGAAGAAAGCTGATTGATGTTGGTCATCGCGTCATTCCCATGTCAATGCGCTGTCCGGGCCAACCGTCAGCGGGTCAATCGGTTGACGCAGGAACGCGTCGTTGTAATAGCGCCAGCCCTTGTTGCCCTGGCCGCTCGGGATCGTCATATCGCCAAGCTGCATTTCGGTCGGGAAGGTCGATCTGGACAGCAGCGCCTTGTAAGACATCTGAGCGTTGGCCTTCGTGTCTGGTGAAACTGTCTTACCATACCCCGGCGCGATGCGCACCGCCAGATTGAGGTGCATGGCTTCAAGCGCGTCATCAGGAACGCCGATCACCTGATCCAGATCGCTGGCAGCGTTGGAAGACGGCAGCGGATAGCGCAGGCGGATGCCCTTGCCGTTCCACGTTGCCATCATCGCGTCAAGGCGCTGCAAGGCACCTTCCAACTGCTGCGGGGCCAAGTCAAAGACATAGCCAGCGAGGCCGATCTCTTCGAATGCCCGGTTCACGATGTCGCGCTTGGTGTATGCCATCACAGAGCCTCAGATTTGCGCGTGTGGCCACGCTTTGGTTTAGCCTTGGCCTCGGGTTCAGGATCTTGCACAGCACCGCTGGAGGCTGCGATAGCCTCGCGCACGGTGAAGTGCCAGCCAGCCTTGATGGTGGCTTCAATCTCGTCATCTTCCACGATGCACAGATCAAACGTCTCGGTCGCGCTCCGCTTGAACGCACCGGGAGATTTGTAAAGCATGGTCGTCATTTTTTGCCCTTCTTGGCTGTCTTTTCCGATGCCTTGAAAGCGGCTGCGGTCGGCGCGCCCTTGGTGCCAGGCTTGCGCATCTTCTCGCCAGATCCAGCTTTGATGCGCGCCTTCTTGGCTGCGATGTTCGCGTAGAGACCACCCGGCATTATTTCTTCCCCTTCGGTGCTTTGCCGGGCTTGCCGGCTTTCATGGCTGCGGTGCGTGCGGTGTTCAATGCGATGGCGATGGCCTGCTTGCGCGGCTTGCTTTTACTTTCGGTTCGTATATTTTCGGCTATAGCTTTCTTGCCATAACCCTTGACCAAAGGCATGTTGACCTCCATGGAAAAACCTTGCGCGCATTGTGGCACAGTTTTCAGTTTTCCGAAATACCGTTCTGAGACGGCAAAGTATTGCTCCAGACGGTGCCTCGCTTTGGCATCTATGGTTCAGGTGAGTGCCACATGCGCCATGTGTGGTGATGAATTTAGCCACATTTCGTCCAGATGTAAAACCGCAAAATATTGCTCAAGAGAGTGCTATAGTAAGTCTTTAAAGGGCAGAGGACGCACATTGTGCAAGTGTGAATTTTGCGGAAAGGATTTTCTTGCCGCAAAATCACAAAACAGAAAGTTTTGCAGTCGATCCTGCACAAGCAAACAGAGCAAGGAAACGTGGAAACCTAAGTTCTCCACTGTAAGAAAAAGCATGCTTAGGCGAGGCATGATAAATTCTTGCGAAAGATGCGGATACCATGCTGAACCCAAGATTCTTGGGGTTCATCATAAGGACAGAGATAGGAAGAATAATGATATTAATAACTTAGAGGTTCTTTGCCCAAACTGTCACTCAATTGAACACCTTAAACATATTCCACATGGATTTTCTGAATAGTTGAAGGGGGCGAGTTTCCCCGCCCCCAAAGATCACAATCAGGGAACCTGATTGAAGAGCATGATGCCCGACATTTCAGGCTGCTTGTTCACAACGCCGAAGAAGGTATCCATACGATACTTCGTGACGGCGGTGTTGATGTCGTAGAACTTCTGCATCACCAGTTCGATGCCCTGATCGGTGGTGCCACGCATGATTTCCACGCCAGCGTTAGCGGGGATTGCGTAACGGCCCGGCAGGATTTCCAGAGCGTCTTTCTGCCAGAAGCAGTTGATGTCAGCGGCATCGACGTTCAGGATGGTGATGACAGCGTTGTCAGCCGGGGTTGCAGTGACGTTCTTGTACTGCAATTCAGCATCGGTCGAACCACCAGCCGAGATGATCGGCGGGGAGATGACGATGGTGTTGTTGCCGGCAGTGCCGCCGCCCGAGGTGATCGAGATCACGCGGAACGTCTTGGCCTGGCCAGTGTCGCCCTTGGTGATGTGATGCACCGCGTTGACGCCCGCGATCTTAAACGCATCGCCGACACGCAGGACAGCACCGGCTGCCAAGGTGACGTTGAGCGACTGATAGCGGTTGTCCACGTTGGCGGTTTCACCCGAGCCTGCGGTCGAGGTCGCACGCGGGGTGTAGTACTGGTTGGCGCCATTTACGTCGATGTCGCCGACCGGGGTGGTGTTGGCCGCGATGCGGTTGGCATAGTCCATCTTGTAGGTCTGGAAGCCAGCAACCTCACCGACGAACGAACGCTCGTAAGCGGTGGTCGGCTTGCCCGTCATGGTCTGACGGCCAGCGAGATCCGACGCCATGCCGTTATACGAGCGCGAAGACAGCGCCAGATAACGGTCGAACATCTGCACGCCCTGCTCGTTGAACACAGCGTCGCATTCAGCCACGTCCGAGTAGCCGCCGGCAGAGCCAGAGCGGGTCACGACGAGGGTGGACTGAGCAGCAGCCACGTTCATGATGGCGACGTTGATGTCCGAAGCAAGTTTCTGCTTTGCGGAATCGCCCAGGCGGCCTTCCTGCAACTGGTCGCGCAGTTCTTTCGCGTCCAGAGCAAACGGCACGGTCTTGCTGAAGCCGATGGTGGCCGGAACAGCAAGCTGCGTGAAGTCAATGAAGCTGGACGAGATGTCGGTGCGCGGTGCGCCGTTGATCGAGGTCGCAATGTAGGGCTGCGGACGCCAGATCTGGTCGTTGGTGCGGGCCATCATTTCGTCGCCGGTGTTGTACACCGACACGTTGCGCGACATTACCAGCGCATCGTTGAAGCCTTCGAGGATGTTCTCAAAGGCAACTCGTTCTTCTTTTGAAAAAGCGTTAGCCATTTCCGTGGTCCTTCATGTGGGGTTTAGCCCTTGGCCTTCTGCTTCTTATACTGGAAAACCTTGGAATAGTCGCCAGTCTTTTCTGCTTCAGACCGCAGGCGGTCTAGGGTGCTGTCAACCGCGCCAGACGGGCGGGCGGTGCCGCTGATCTTGCGCTCGGGTGACGATTGAGCCTTACGGTTCGAGATTTTCAACTGCGTCTCCAATTTCGCAACCGCGAAGGCGAACTTCACGGGATCGGTGATGGAAGCGATTTCCTTCGCTTTTTTCGGGTTCTTGCCCAGAGCATAAACGACAAGCGCCGGGTTTTCGGCACCTTGCACAATCATCCCCTGTTGCATGACGCTAAGGGTGTCTTGGACGACATCCTCGGCAAACTCAAAGTCGCGCACCTTCAGGCTGGCCTTCGCCCCCTGATAGCCCTCCAACTTGCGCTCCCATTCTTTCTGAACAGCTTGGTGCTCAGACTTCATGGCAGCCTCACGGTCGTCGTGCTGGCGCTTCTTGTCGTACCATGCGGTCAATTCCCGCTCGTATCGGTCGGTGTCGTAATCGGCTTTCTCAAGCGTTGGCTTCGGTCCGAGGGGCGCGACCCCGGGTGTGTTCCGCTGTTCGACCTGCGCTAGACGCTGTTCAAGCTCCTTGGCTCGACGTTTCTCCTCACGATACTGCTTGCGAAGGTCACGAACCCAATCGGGCGCGCGGGCCTCCTCATCTTCTTCCGGGGCTGGCGCTTCCCCGCCGATCGATATGACGACCTCTCCATCTTCGGCATCATCGCCTTCAGCCTCGTCTGCCATCTCGGCATCTTCGGCCTCTAGTTCAGTTTCTTCAGCCTCGACTTCAAAGTCCTCTTCAACCTGTTCTGCCAATTCAGTCATGCGATCCTCGCGATTTTCTCACCCATTACATTGTGCGGCTGGGCGGTTGCCGCATTCCGGTGGCGACGGTCTCTTGCAGAGCCTTCGCCGTTTCCACGACGTTGGTGCGCTCTTTCTGCTGAATGCCAGCAAGCACCTCAACGGTCTTGGCGCGGGTCTCTTCCGCACGCGCCAAGGTGTATTCTGTATTGGCCTGAGCCTGGCCAGCCTTGGCCTGCGCTTCCATCGCGGCGGCCTGTAGGTAAAGCGCCTGCGGATCGGGCTGCTGCGCGGCCTGCATTTCGGCCAACAGCTTCTCGCCTTCCTGCTCGGTCGGCTGGATGACGCCCATTTTGATCAGCTTGTCGCGGAAGTAAGCGCGCACCTCGCCGATGCCCTCGCCGTCCATGTTCATCATGGCCATCGATGTCAGCACCTGCTGCGTCTCAGGATCTGGCGCGATCTGGATCATGCCCAACAGCGCGCGAACCGTGGCGCTGCGCTTGGTGGCCGATGCCGGGCCGACATCCACAGCCACGTCAAACTTGGCGTTGGACAGGTCGTTTTCGTATTCGACTTCGCCGGTCTTGGGGTTGAGCATCGGTTTGCCGATTTCAATGCTGGACAACTCACCGCCGAGGCCCACCGACTTCATCTTGCGGCCAGGTTCGACCACGATGTCACGCGCCATCGACAGCCAGACCTCACCGCAACGCTTCACGGCTTTGGACATGTTCGACATGTAGATAAATGTCTGCATGTCCAGACGCTGCTGGATCAGTTCCACGGCCTTGCCGCTGATGTTGGAGACGACCTCCTCGGCAGCATCGGGCTTGCCCAGCAGATCGCTCATGTCCTGCTCGGTGATCTGCAACAGGCCAGCCAGCGCAGGTGGGATCTGCGGCGGCTTGGTGTAGCCGACCGGGCCGGCAAGCGTCTCACCGCCATTGGCGTCGGTCACGGTGTTCAGGAGCAGGTAAGGATAGTTTCTGAGGTTGTCCTCGGACCACATCATTTCGTGGCCGGCGACCTGC